AATTTTAAATACTCAGTTAAAGAACCTCCTTTAATTCCTTTAAAAGTAAACTGCATATCTTCAGTTCCGCCAGTCACATCAACCATTGTTGCGCTCATGTTAAATATAGCGTCAGCGTTGCTTGAAGAATCTTCCGCCTTAAACTGTATTTCACCAACAAGGTCATTATCAGCAGGGCTACTACTATCTCTTTGTAAAAGTAATCTTGGCCCAACGCTTGCATCATCATCTGTTGAAAGCAATGTTAATGTATCACCATTACCTGCATGTGATATTTGTAAACCAGAATTATGTACATGTGTTAAAGTAACTTCACTGTCAGCACCAAAATGAATGACAGCACCATCACTTAACATCTTTAAGTCGTCACCCATGACTGTATCTTTAGTAACAGATAAGCCACCTGCTGTAGCTATAGATCCGTCTGAAGTAGTTGTTGCTTCAGTTCCACCTGCTACAACTACTCGCGAGCTTACGTCTAATATACCTGTTACATTAGCACCTGCTGAATCTGTTACGAATCTAGCAACATTATCATGATAAAGTTCACAACCAGCATCAGTATCAAAAAATGCCATTGTTTCAGATGTGCCTTTTTGAAACGATATAGCATTACCATTACTTGTAATTTTTAAATCACCGGTGCCTTCGTCTTGAATATAAGAATTAGAGCCGTCGTGATAAATCAGTAAATCTGATCCAGCACCAAATATTGCTTTACCACTATCACCTATTTTTATATCTTTGTTGAATGTTGCTACACCTTCGGCAGATACATCAAAAGTTAGTAAAGATATTTCACTACCACCATCATTACCTTTAATAGTTACATCACCATCACTCGTGGTGTTTTTAATTATACTGTTAACGCCGTCTAATTCTAATCCCATTATAAAATTACCACCACTCCAGTTATAGTTACAATAGCATTAAAAGTAACAGGGCCTGCAAGAACTGCATTACCAACAACTTGGTTAACATCTACAATAGCATCGTGTTCAGGTATAACCTCTGATGCTGGACCGCCTGATCCAATAAATAATGGACCACCTACTTCTTCTTGATACGCCATAATTACTCCTTATGTACTAATCGAATCTACTCTACTAACCCAACAATCAAAACCGTTAGCTGTTCCGCTTTGCGCTTTCAATACATCACCACTTTGCATAACAATTTTTGCACCACCTTGTATAACTTCAAGAGAGGTAGCAACTGGAACACTGACACCTTTAATTAAGTATCTAACATTATTACTGTCACCAGCATCTGTAATAAATACATCTAGTGTGTCTGTTGTGGTTAGAATATTAGCAAAACGAAGACCTACAACCGCATCATCGCTGTCCGCTGTAAAGATAGTGGTAGCAGAATTTGTTATTCTCTTACCATTTGATTCAAAATCTTGTGCCATATTTTTCTCCTATTTCGTTATATCACAGAGCGATTGCCATCGCAACCGCGAACCCTGGTGATGCATATAGTGTATCTGTTGATGTACCGCCAATAGTAATGGCATCTGCCTCTAATGTGCCATCTATATCAGCGTTTCCAGATATGTCTAATGTAACTCCGTCTAGTTCACCTGTAATAGTTAAATTTCTAATACCTGTATAATCTTTGTTTGAGTCTAAAATAACTGCCTTAGAAGCAATGGCCGTACCGACTGCTGTGCTGCCTAGATCTAATGCATTAAGCTCACCGACTACTGCGGTAATACCATCAAGTACATTTAATTCTGCTGCAGTAGAGGTCACGCCATCTAATATGTTTAATTCTGCTGCTGTTGATGTAACACCATCTAGTATGTTTAATTCGGCCGCTGTTGATGTAACACCGTCTAATATGTTTAATTCTTCAGGTGTAGATGTAATTTGTGTTGCGCTTACAGCTGCCAATACAGGTATTGTACCTGAAACGTTTGGTAGATTAATTGTTCTATCTCCAGTAGGATCTATAATTGTAAGTGTAGTTTCATGTGCATCAGCTGTAGCTCCTTCAAATACTATTGCATTTTCAGCTTGCATTGTGACTGTGTCTACAGTCGTAGTTGTTCCCGCTACAGTTAGGTTAGGTACAAGTAATTCTCCTGTGCTTGGATTATATCTTAGTGCACCTGTGTCATCTAATAAACCATTCGATTCATTGTGAAATACAACAGGAAAGTTTGTGTTAGCTGTGCTGTCTGTAACTGTTACTGTAGATGCTAGCGTAACTGTTGTCCCGGCGATTACACTAGATAAAGCAGTCCCATTAACTGTTATAGCATCAGCTTCTAATGTGCCGTCAATATCTGCATCGCCACTTACGTCAAGAGAACCTGCATCAAGCTCACCTGTTAGTGTAATGTTTCTAAAAGATGCTACATCTTTATTAGCATCTGCTGTTACAACTTTACTTGCAACCACTGTTCCAACGGATGCTCCTGTATCGCTATAATTAAGTTCTGCTGCTGTTGCGGTTACACCATCTAATACATTAAGTTCTGCAGCAGTAGACGTAACTCCGTCTAGTATGTTTAATTCTGCTGCTGTTGATGTTACTCCATCTAAAATATTTAATTCTGCAGCAGTAGACGTAACTCCGTCCATAATATTAAGTTCTGCAGCAGTTGCACTAATAGCTGTACCGTTAAAATTAATAGAATCTAAATAAGCAACACCATCAATATAAATATCTTTCCATTCTTTTGACGAGCTACCTAGATCATAAGTATTATCTGTATTAGGTATTATGTTAGAATCAATCTCAGCAGCTAAGTTAATGCTGTCTGTATCTGCATCTCCAAATGTAAGGTTTCCAGAGATAACTGCATTGCCTGTTACGGTTAGGTTACCACCAACATCTAAGTTAGCAGGTAAAGTAACATCATTATCTGCATCTTCAAACACAGCTTTGCTTGAAGGCAGTGTACAAAATACTGTTTTACTACCGGCTGCAAAATCTATTTTAGTTGTGTTACCTGCTGATGTATCGATTACCGTGGTTCGTGCAAGAGTGTCGGGAGACGCGTCACCAATAGTTCCAATACCTATTTCCCACGTGCCGTCTGACTCGTGTACAATAATGTAGTAAGTTGTATTTGTATCACCAACACCGGTTACAAATGTTTCAAAACCAGTTGCAGCGCCACCTAAAGATATGGTACCCTGTCCAGTTGTCGTTGTGGTTTCTTTGACTCTATCGTTAAGAACTAATGCCATTCAAACCTCTAACTTAACCTTATAATTGCTGTGCTCGTTCCTGCTGCTGGAAATTGTATTGTAAATGTGCCCGCTGTAGTTGAGAAATTACCACCAAAATCTAACCAACAAACTGCACTAGCACTTGCTGTCGCTGCCGCTCCAGAAGATTGATATATTAGTGCGTATTGTGCTGTTACTGTTACCGTAGTCCAAGATGTGTCATCAAAATCTACAAAAGCTGTTGATGCACTTGATCCTCCAGTTACACCGTTTTTTGATAATGTGTTTCCTGCAGCTGTGTAACCTGTTCCCGATGCTTCGTTTGTTGTGTCGTAAACAGTGTCCGTTGCCGCAGCAGTACGTGAAGATGTATACAAAGCTATCTTGTATGTATCACCACTTGTTGTAAAATTGTGATTACCTTTTAAAAGTTGGTCTTTAAAAACATTTGATATTGCATTAGCCATAAAATCTCCTTACGGGTTTCCTGATGGAATTGGTATTCTTACCGTACCATCTCTATTATCGTCTCTTCTTCTGAAACCCATTTGCTCTGAAGATAAGACTTGAATTGCTCCTTGATATGATTGCGTGTACATGGCCATCATCTCAGGGTTCTTTAGAAACTTAAACGCTTCTACAAGGCAGGCATATAATAAAGCATCCGGAGCATTATTACTAATCCAAGTTGTTGCTGTACTTGAAGATAGTCCTGTTGGTTGCGCTATATACGCAAGTTCCATAGTATACGCTGCATTTGGTGTAGGAGCAACAAACAATGTGTCTTGATCCCAATTTGAATAGTATTTTGGTATACCTGTGCTGTTTCTATTAGGCCAATATTCAGACATAAAAGCCTGATCTTTTTTAGTTAAGATTATACGTTCGTTATCAGTTAAACCACCTAAAGAACCAGAAGCACTAAATATGGAAACCGTTCTAACATATGAAAAATCTGTTGGAATTTGTCCTGGTGTTGCAACAAAAGCGTCTGACGCAGTTAAAGAAGCTGTAGCATATTTTCTAAACGCATCGGAATCTACTTGTCTAAATATTTTTAGTTCTGCGTGTTCGATAAAATCATTAATAATAGTTGTCGTTAAAACATTACTATCTGTTTCTGTATAATCTCTTATCTGTGTTACTAGCTCTGAATATGTGGTCATGGTGTTATTGTAACGGGTCCTGCATAAGCGCGAAACCCTCCTCCTCTTATATTACCAGTTGTTGCAGTATCTGTCGACACTGAGAATGTGTATGTATCCGTGTCTACCACAGTTATTGTGTAACCTGCAGATCTATTTATATTTGTGTTTGTAATACCATCAAAACTAAGAGAACCATAAAAACGAACAGTGTCACTTGTTGATCTACCATGACTTGGTTCTGTTACCGTGATTGTTGAAGAACTAGCAGACCCTGTTTTAAAAGAATCTGTTTTTAATAAATTAGGTGCTGCTGTTTCAACTCTATCTGGTCTTGCATTAACTAAACCTTGAGCGTCTGCTCTATGAATGTTTGGTTCTATTTGTGGGTGCTTTGATTCAAACTCAGATTTGTGCACAAACGATCCATTCCACTCTTTGACCATTTCTGTATACGGAAAAGCCATACCACTACGATCTGATATTGCTTTTGCTTTTCTTCCTGCTGCGTAATTAGACATTTGGATAATACGCTTTCGGGGTTAAGTAAGTGCTAGTTGAAGAACCATCTTCAGTTAACGCTCTGTTTAATTCGTCTTCATAAGTCATTTTTAAAATATTAACTAACTCTGGTTTAAATTTTTGTGATAAATAATAAGCAAGTCCAGATACCATGCATGGTACAAAACGATAAGGAACATCTGCTGCATTAGTATAATTACCCACGTCTTCTATTCTTTTTATAAAATAAATTTTCATATCAGCAGAGGCTGATGTTGAATCGGGCGTAGGGTATATGCTTACTGTAACTCTATCAATAAAACGTTGTACATAATATTGACTAGGTTGACCTTTTGTTAGTTTACCAGACAACGCAGAATAAGTTGACCTGTCTATCTTCGACATAGCTGTATCGTTCTGTGTTGTTTGAGTTCTGTTTGTTCTGAATGTAGCTTCAAGAACATCGTCCATACCAAAAATAGTAGATGGTGTTTGATTGGTTGTAGCTTGTGCTCTGTTAGTGTCAGCTGTATCGTCAGCAGCACTCCTAAAAAAATGATACTCAGCTTGTCCTTCAACAAGATCAATATTAGTTTCTTGCAGTTGCCAATAGTGTATTCCTCTATTGCCCCATTCTTGAAACATTATATTTAATGAACGTCTTCCAGATTTTAACTGATAACTAGTAAGATCTTGTACACCAATTCGATCATAAGCTTCTTCTAGAATTTCATCTATATAAAAGCTACTTTCGAACGTTGCTGTTCCTGAAGTAGTGTTTGGCATATGCTACTCCTTATTAATAAGTTTTAATCCACTCGCAAGTAACTGTTCCTGAATCCCCAGAAGTACATGCTGGAAACACCAACTTAACATCTCCTGTGACACCACTAGCTTCATTGTTTTTAAGACCACCTATTGAACTATAGTCTAAGTGTCCATCACCTTCTAAATTTAAAAAAGTTGCATCAGTGGTTGCGTCCCAAACTAGTCTAATTGCATCTACTTTTGCCGTCATAGATACACTGTACCAAACTTTGTTTAGAGTAACTCTACTTGGTGCAGGACTTAATCCTGAAACATCAACTATAGTTGTAGTTCCGCCTGTGCTATCAGACACGTTATTATAATGAGTAATTAATTTTTTATCACCTTGAAAAAGTGTTTGCGTTAATACTACGTCCGCCATTTTGTTTTCCTCCTACTAAAGAGTAGGGGCCATTACGCCCCCACTCAGAGTTTTAATTATTATTGATCTGCAAATGCAGGTACATCTGCACCTTCTTGGTAACCCCAAATATAGTAATTAGTACTATCTTTAGCTAAAATATTAATTTCGAACAAACCAAAGTCTGTAAGAGTTAAGCTTGAGTTAGAGTTTCCGTCTGAATATACAGATACGTTATCAGCATTAGAATCTAAATGAACAATACCACCAATGAAGAAATTAGTATTTCCCGGTGTTACAATAATTAGGTTCTCTGCTTCTTCTGCTGCGCCGCCATAAATAAGTTTATAGCATTGACCAGCAACTGGTGCTGGTAAAGTTATAGTTCTGTTAGCTGCTAGTGCAGGAACTACAAGTGTTCTTCCACTATGTGTTGCAGCATCAAGAGTTTTATTTTCATCACCCAACGCTACAGGTGCATCACCCATAGTGATAATTTCAGTAATTGTTCCCGTAGTTGCGTTTTTACTAACAGTTTTTACTGTGCTTTCCGATCTAATCGGACCGCTAAAAGTTGAATTTGCCATAATTGGTCTCCTTTTCCGCCAGTACAGTCTGAGACATTGTCTACTGCATGAGTCTATACTGACTATTTATATATATGCAGTGCGTCGAGTATACGCTTTTAAATGTAAATGTGCAAATAAAAAGGGGCCCGAAGGCCCCTTAATAATTAGTGTTAATCTAACGATTATACACCTGGAGATCCGAAGATACCTCTTGGGTCAGAGAACCCAAAGCTGTATCTTTCTCTCGCTTTATATCTAACGTTTCCAGTATCGAAATCGCCTTCCATAGCAGTTTTTAAAGCTGCTCTTTGGAACATTTTCAATCCATTAGGAACATCAGTTTTGATAAAGAAAGCATCTGTATCAGTTAGGTAGTTGTTCACTACATAACCTTGAGGGATCATGCCTTTAGACGCTATCGCATTGATATCGTTGTCAGCAGTCCCAGTACGACCAGCTGTCTTCATCAGTCTTTCAGCAGTAAATTGTAAAGCTGAAGGAATAATCATTTTTACTCCTTTAGCCGCAATTTTTAACCCACGCTCATCGATGAAAGCAGCAATGTCAATCAATGACTGCTCTAAAGATGTTTCGTTAAGGTCAGCAGCAGTGTCTAATTCGTTTCTGAAAGTTCCAGAAATAGTTGGGTGTACTTCAGAACAAAGTTCTACATTGTCCCCACCTTTAAAATTAGAATCAAATGCATTGTTTAATACATTTGCTGCTTTAATTTGCTTCGTGTTAGCCATAGATCTTGCTAGTGCTTTTGTATAACGCTTAGCGATACTATCGTACAGGTTATCCTCAATAGCTTCCTCAGTGATAGAGAAAGCGAGAGCAATTGTCTCGTGAGTGTAACGTGCAGTGAAAGTCTCGTTAGCAGAATCAAAAGATACCGCAGAACCCTCAGGCTTAACTGATGCGTTAGCGAATCCAGATAACATTACTTCTTCTTCAAAAGCTCTGTCACTTGATTCAGTGTCGAAAATCTCCGTGTGTTGATTTTCGTAGTTTTTGTAC